ACTAAACCAACATTGTAATTACCAAACATGTTTACACAATTACGAACTAATGCGGTAAGTGCTTTAGGTTTACGGCCCATATCACCTTTTAAGTCACCTGCTTCAAACTGATTTACATCAGTTGGAGTTAGTAACATACCTAATGAGTCAATAACAAACAGTATTTTTGGACGATCTGCAAGATCCATAGTTTTATATTCTGTCATGAACTCAGTAATGGTTTTAGCCACATCGTCGATCATTGCCATATTGAGTTTCAGGAGTTTTTCTTCTGAAATATCAACACCTAATGCTTCTAGCCATGCTTTATCTAAGGCATTTTCTGTATCAATTAATACAACAAAAATTCCTTGTTCTTGGGCATGTTTAATAATATTACCAGAGCAGATATAACTTTTACCTGCACCAGATTCGCCAGCAAAAACTGTAACCTTACCCAGGGGAACTCCCTTAAAGAAGTCCCCTGAGATAAGATAGTTTAGGGCGTAGTTACCGGTTGAAATCCAATCGGTTGGGTCGTTAAACCCTATTCCTAATCCATCAATAGACTTAGTGATAGATTTACGGAACTTCGAAATATCGAAGGCTTTTCCCATAATCTATCTCCTATTATTGCTTGTTACGATTACGAATCATGGCCAAAATATCTTGGGCACGACCGCTTGCGCTACCGCTGTCGTCTGTTTTTTCTGCTTTAGGTGCAGGAGTAGATTTCATTTCAACTACAGTATCTTCCTCGACTTCTGCGTCAGCATCTACTGCTGGTTTAGTTGCTTTTGGAGTGTTACCTGCAGGTGCATTGTATCCACTTGGTTTGAAGTATTGACCCCATTTGTCCATATCAAATGCGTCACCATCAACTGATGCTTCAAACATTTCTTTCATAACTTTGAGTTCAACTTCACCTGGTTTCTTAGGTAAAAAGTCTTTCAAATTGAACACGCCAAGATCTTTAATAGCGGCCAATTCTGTTTCACTCAAGGAACGCTCACGACGAGCCCAAGTACTTGTAGAATAGTCAGCATAACCGCCTTTGCTAGTTTTAGCAATCTTGAAATCTAAGCCACGGACATAGTCTGTTGGCAATTCTTCAATCTCACTATCCATTAATGCGTTTTTAACAATGTTAAAAATCTGACTACCAATAATGAATCTACGGATTGGATTCTCTGGAGTTTTATCTTCCTGGTACTTGCTGTCAACAACAAATCCTTGGAACAAATATGATTTCTTTTTCCAATATTTACGACCCATGTCTTCCAAACTCTTGTCTTTAAACCAAGGACGAACCTCAGTAAGAATTGGACAAGTCTCGCCCCACATTTCCATACAAGGAACCTGTACAGTAACTGGTTTTGAGTTTGTTTCACCTTTAACTCCGGCGAATGGCAATTTGATCATTGCTCGTTCGATCCAGAAGTAAGTGTTGTTTGGATCAGCATCAGGTAAGAAACGAACCGTTGCGGTTTGTCCTTCTGCGATATTCCAATGGGGGTAAATTGCGTTGTCTCCACCGCTCACGCCGCCGGTGTTTTGTTGAGATGATGCTTGAAGTTTTGCGCGAATTTCTGCTAAAGTTGCCATAATGATTTTTCCTTAATGTTTAATTTTATGTGCCGCTTCTTTAAAGCCAACTGACTAAAAAGAAAAACTGTGCATTTGTTTATTATGCACAGTTTTATTTATCTTGTCAACAAGATTATTGTTTAAAATAGAGTTATTTTGCCAATCCAGCAAGTCTACGCATAAGTTCAAATTCTTCGTTAGTTTTGCTTTCTGGTTTTTTCTCTGGTCTTTTACCGCCAGTTTCTTTTTCAAGTTTTGATAATAACTCGTCGTCGTTTGGACCTTTAAGTTTATCAACAACTTTTTTAGCAACATTTTTAACAGCATCAGCTACACCTTCATTAGATAAACCAGCAAGTGACCTAATCTTTTCCAATTCTTCGGCTCTCATTTCTTCTTCTCCATGTATTGGACTAAGTTGTCCTGATTGATTGTCATCTGCTTCTTTTTCAGCGTTACGAATATCTGCTTTTCTTGTTACTCGTTCTAATGGAGTGTCAAACATTTCACTACACATTTTTTCAACCAGTTCACCGTATGGTGCGCCAAATTCTTTCTCAGCCATAATTCCTAATTCAGTTGGACCTTTACGCATTGGCTCAACACCTTGCTCTTCATAGGCAGTATTATAATGCCCAGCAATCCATTCTGCTAGTTCTTTCATACTAGGCTTATCAGTAGTTTCTTCAGCTTCATCTGGATCCATATCAGCAGTTGTTGGTTCACCTTCTGGTGGTACTTCTGCAGGAGGAGCCGCTGGTGCTTGTGTTAAACCTAACTCTTCTGCAGATTGCGGGTCAAATGCTGTTAACCATTCTGCAACGACATCCTTCAACGGCGTATCTTCACCGTTAGGTAGATTTGATTTTGCTGTAATAAGTTTTTCAAGATCGTCGTCTTCAATACCAATAGCACTTAATTCTGCAATAGCAACTGTACCATCACCTAGTGTAAGATTTTTCTTTAATAGAATATCTAGTTCGCCAAGTTGATCCATACCTAAACGACCCTCTACTAATGAGTCGGCCCAGTCAATAAATTTTGTAAAGTAGTGTTCTTTTACCTTATTATCGCATGTACATTTGCTTTCCCACATGCCACACTCGTTACATGTACCTTCATCAATATCGTCCCAACGCTTATCGTCGGCATCATCGTTTGGATGCACTGGTTCGTCAGCAGGACCTTCGCTCATGGCTTCTTGACTCATATCAGGAAATTTTGCCATAATAGTTGAGCCGTCTAACTTGCCAGCACTTGCTGGGTAAATGGTCATAAATGGCGGGTGTACAAATGTATTTTTAGAAAGAGCATGTCTAATTACTTCTTCTGCTCGGTCACGACTTATAGGTTTTGTTCTTTGTACAACTGATTGGCCTGAACGGTTATGTTGCACTATACAGGCAACATACTCCTCATCACCTTCTGCTGAACTTTCTTTAACATAGTCTTCTAAATCAACAGTTCCTGTTTCTTGCATAATGCTATGAATTAAAGGAAAATATTTTGCTAGGTCTTCTTTGAAACTAGATACTGTAAATTTGCTCTTATAATCTTCCATAGTAGCCGCATCTAGTTCAACCATACCTTGCATTGTGCTAGTTGGTTCGAATGATTCCGCCCACTCTCTATAACCTTGTCTTGTGCTGATGCGATGTGCTTGTGCTTTGAGATTTTCAAGTGTCATGCCAACACGCTCTAAAATTTCACTAGCTTCTAGATTCATACTGTCATGAATAACAGCATGACGCTTGAATCCTTGTAGCTCGGCAACTCTATGACAAATACTATTAATAGCTTCGCCTAGTTCATCCCATGGTTTGCCGCCTTCTTGACAATGTCTAGCCATCATCTTTGCGCCTTCTAACCACAGTACAGGCATCTTATAACGCTCGCCTATTTCATTCTCAATGAAAATAGCTTCCATATTATTGCGTCTACTGCGGGCACCAAAAGACTCATCTTCAATTGGTTTTTTGTGTTTGATTTTGATCTTGATCTTCTCTACAACACCTTGGCTAGTTTTTTTAGTGCCACTAAATTTTACTGATTCACTTACATTCATGTTCTCATCCTTAGTGCCTGCTTTGGCAAGAAATTGGAAATCTTCTTTATTAAGATTGCTCTTGGTAATATCTCTAGTATCAAATCTTAGTAATCTACGCTTGGCAAAATTACGCATTTCTCTTAGAAAATTATACCAATAATGTCTACTTATGGGATCGCTATCTTCTAACAGACTTCTGCCATAAAAGACTTTTAATGTACCTAATTCGTTAATACTGATACTAACACGACCAAGGGTAGTTCCTTCCATAGCAAAATCAAAATCAAAGAATCTTGCTAATCTAGGATCCATTGTAATTGACCCTTCTTCGTCACCCATCTGTAGATTTTCAAATCTACTACGGATTTTGTCAAATACATCCTGGCTGATAATTTCAATAGTTTTCATAGTATTATTTATTTAATAACTGCTGATGTATATAGGCATGGGCAGTTCGTAATCATCCATTTTAGCGTCTTCGATCATCTTATCGTAGACCATTGGATCCCAGTCTGCTAGCACCATAATCATACGAACTGCTAATAACATGGCTGACACTAGGTCATCATATTGCTGATCTTTAGCCTTAAAAGTAATACCTGCGGCTACAAAAGTCTTGAGTTCTGATATCAAACTCTTACTATTGATCTTCATTTTTCGTTGTTCAATTAGTTGTTTTGCCTTGGCACAGGCAGATATTTTACTGTTGTGTGTTGTATTAAATCCTCTACGAAAGCGGCGAACATGCCCTTTCTTTAGTGGTTCGCTAAGGAACATACCTGGGATCGTTTCTTCTCCCATTTCGTTAATAGCAATCAGTGCCGCTTCGCCTACCGTATTGTTTTCCACGCTATAATAAATGCTAGGAGGTACTCCTGCTTCTAAAAACTTAGCCTCTATATACTTACAAATTTCTCTAAGTATTTTTACTTGACTTTGTACCTGGGTTGTATTGTGTTGCCATTCTCCTACCTGTATCAGGCTAGGGACTTCAAATACTTCTATACCTGCATAGTTACCACCTGTACCTAAACTGGGATCGTGTGCTACCACATAGGTACATTTTGGATCAATTTCTTTATACCAACGAACCTGGCCCATCTTAATTAATGGCTCTACACCTGATAGTTCTGCTAGGCACATACTGCTAATAAGTGTTTCATCAAATACTAAAAATTCACATTCATGCTCACGACGGAATCGTTCTTCACCAATACGACTTTTCTCAACATCAGCCCATGCTTGATCTCGTTCAGGATGCTCACTCCAGTGTGCTTTAAAGGGGAAAAAGCCATTTCTTCCTACAAGAGTTTCATTTCCGTATTCGTCAATGCGTCTATTGGCCTCATGCCAAATCATAGCAAATTGATCTTCATCACTGTTAGGAGTTGATGTAATAATTGCCTTACCACCAGTTGCTAATGTAGGTGATATAGAAGTCCAAAATTCGCTAGCAATATTAGGTGCAACGAAGGCAAACTCGTCCGCGTAAAGTAATGATAACGACATACCACGACCGGTTGTTTCAGTAGTTGTCTGTGCTACAATACGCGAACCATTGTCAAATTCTATACTTTGTTTGTTATAGCTAGTAGCACCGCATCGAATATGGTCTGGACATAGTTCATATGCATATCTAATACGGTTCATAATCTCCTGCGCACCTGTATATTTGTGTGCGGCGATTAGTATAGTTGAATCAGGTATAAACATTGCATACCACAACAAATAACCTGCGGCAGTTGTAGTCTTACCTGTTTGTCGTGGAAGCAAATTTACATTAAATCGATGTCCGTGATAGCTGTCAATTAGCCTACGCTGATATTCAAATGCCTCGTATTTTAACTTACCTTTTACAGGATGTTGTATATAGAAAAAGTTATCTAAAAAGTGATGTGGGCCAGTAGCATAATCTTGACATAGCATTAGATCCTGAATATCTTGTTCAGTGAAGCGTTGTTGACTGTGTGCAGTTTTGATTAATTTGCCGTCTAAGTTCTTTGATCCCATATCTTTATTTACAGAAAAAAATAGCCTCCGAAGAGGCTATTTGGTTATACCATTTTAAATTAACGCTTTACACCAGCGGCATTTAATGCGGCTGCTCTATCGGCGTAACCTTTAACACCTGGCTTAATATCTTTAGATGCTTTACCAATGGCAGCTTTTACCTTAGGAGAAGCATCACTAGCATTAACATGTTTCATGGTAACATTAGCTTGATGACTTGCCTCATCATACTTATTGTATTTGTCTCTTACTTTATCAAGATCTTTGCCAGCTTTACCTGCCTTAGCTAGAGCTTTCATACCTTCTTTTCCATATTTCATCATACCTTTAGCAGCCTTACTCATTGTCTTTTCTTCTGCTTCATTTACAAAATTCTTATAGTCAGCCATTAGTTGGTCTTCAAATGTAACATTACCTTTAGGCATGTTACCATCCATTCTATTACCTACCTGTGTGTTATTTGGTTGATAAGCATAGCTGTTGTTTAGTGTACTTGTGGCATCATTTGGAGTGTTATCATAGTCTTCCATGTTTAACTCATCTTTATCTTCAATGCCTTTTAATTTGTCAGCCATACCACGGATCTCGTCAGCCATACTCTGCATTGGTTCAGCAGTACCTGGTTCAGCTTGGTCACCTACATCGGGTGAACTAACATCTTCATCTTCTAATGAACCGCCCATTGCACCGCCTGCTACAGCACCAGGGACACCTGCTATTGCTCCGCCAGCCATTGCGCCTAGACCAGCGCCGATAGCACCTTCATCTTCTGGAGGATTCATTTTATCTAACATTGAACGCATAATCTCTGGCTCATCTTGGCCTGCTGGTTCAGCATTTAGTGGTTGTGCGCGGCCATGTTGTATTGGCATATGTTGTGGACCAACTTGATGTACACCTGCTAGGTTCATAATTTGACTTAACATACCTGCAACTTCATCACCGCTTGCGGCACTAGCATTAATGCTAAATGATGCAGGAGTTTGATGTCCCATTTCGCTCATAGGCATAATACCACATTCATTAACTGGCTTCAAACCGCTCAGTGAGCGTAGTTCTGACATTTCTGTTAGGTCAGGTAATTGAGGCATCATATCGGCAGTAACTGGTTGAATGCGAGATTCAGTAGCTGGAACTACATTAGGGTTGCCAGAATCTATTTCTGCCAGTCTTTGCATAACATTTAACATTTTCATATTATTTCCTTGGATCGTAAGCCTGATTTAACGGGCTGTTATTATTTTGGGCAACATCTATATTGTATTTGGCGTCACCTTCTGTTGGGATTTCTTCACCGCGAGCCTTGCGTTGTAATTTTAAAATATCGTTTAATTCTTTAACAAATCCTGTATTGTATTTGTCACCATAAAAATCTTCAAATGTAGCATTAGGCGATTCTTTATAGTCAGGATCAGTTAGCAGGGCTTTTTCGCCTTGTCTAATAGGTTCGCCTGATTGATATTCTTCTAGTGGTTCGCCTGGTTTGCGTACTACAAGATTTTGTCTTCCTACAGCTAGACCGCTAGTTAAGTATTCAGTTAGTTCAAATGTTGTAGTTGGATAATCCAATGTTACTTCATAGATGTTAACCTGTGAATTTTGTATGTTGGGGAAATCCAATGGGAACTGTTGAACTGGTGTTGTTGCAGACTTTTTAAAAGAACTAACTTTGAATTTTCCTAGCATTGATTCTAATTTAGTTTCATTTTCTTTAGTAATATCGCCCGCAATTTTCACGCGAAAATCGTATTTCTTATCTGTGATGCCTTCTTGAAGGTATTCTGTGAATCTTTTCATATTCGTTTCCATATAGGTTATTTATTCATATTTTTAAGTTTTTCCAGGATACTATTACGGTCTGTAATCACATATCCTTCACCCTCAACCTCATTACCCTTACCGCCATCTTTCTTATCGATAGCTAGTTTTTTAAGTTGCAGATCTACCATCTTTAACTTCTTTTCGATCTTATTTGTTTTAGCAGTAATAGCGGCATTGAGCATATTACCTGCTACTTCAAACATACGGGTGCTGTAACGAGCTTCAACTTGCATACCTAAACTCATTAGATCATCATATGCATCTTCTGCTTTTTTAGCTAGGGCATCTAGTTCAGAATCACTAATGTCGCCAAGTCCCTTTACTCTAGGTAAGGCCGCGGCAATTTTATCAAATTCTTCTAGTTTTTCTTCTAAACTAATTACAGGAACAGATTCAACTATAGGAATTTCAATTGTTTCTGCTGATTGTTTAATATCTAAAATTTCTTCTAATTTTTTAGTCATAGTCTACTACTTATCACATCTTTTTACCAGTATGGTATAAATCATGTTCTGTTATAACTCTAAAAGTTGCACCATTTTGACTGGCCCATGCTCTGGCTGCGGCCCATTTTACCATATTGCGTATGTACTGGGCTTGATTGTAAGGATTTTTACCTACACGCTCTTTCAATGTTTGATTAGCTGGTTTTATTTCCCACAGTTCTGCTCTTTTATGTTTTTTATTGTCTGTAAACACTACTAGAAAATCTGGAACATAAACAGTAGCTTTACCTGTTAATGGATCTTTATATGGAATTTTTACAGACTCACTAGCCCATTGTTGTATAGCATCATTTTCATCACACATACGCATAACA